AATTGTTACAGGAGGTAAAGACAAATGTTACGCATTGGGTGGGAACCACCCGAAATCCCAGATTTCGATCCAGAAATACATAACCCTGAGAAAGTGTTTGCTTTTTTATGTTATCGTGGGATTCATTATGCAAAATGGGTTTACCTTGATGTTTTTAACATCAAAAGTTGGGATCTGAACAATCCAAGAAAAGGGGGTTGACACCCTCTTTTTTCATGCTATACTATATTTGTTGGACGCAACATGGGAGTGACTGAATAAACTTACTGGCAACCGCTGGTTAAGGTGATGAGACACAGGTGGTGCTGCTGCTCGCAAGGGTAGAACCGATCAACCAATCGGGTCTCAGGCAACAACGATTTTACTACTGTAGTAATGCCCGTTGTTTGTTGGTACACAGGAATCCAACCTCCCTCCTAAATAATAAGTAAAGAGTTATGAGAAAGCAAAAACTTAAATCACTTATACATGATTTGGAAATTCTCGTTGATTCTTTGAAAACCGAAATATACTCTGATACAAAAGCGTATACATCAGGCACCGATATCGGTGCATATTACAGAGACGAGGATGATGACGATGGCTACGCGGATTAATACAAGCAGAGTTAAAAAGATAATTAAATTATTAGAAAGATTGATTGCTCAAGAACATCTCTACAGTGAAGAGCAGTTAAAGGATATGAAGAAGCAACTTCGTGTTGCAAAGGAAGAGATGGATATTCTAAATACTAAACTCAAGAGAGGTTTTGGTTCATGACCGTAAAACTAGTAAGTGTTTCTCCTGATGCGGAGAAGACTATGGCATATATTGCCAGAGTCTCAAATCCAAATAATCAGGATAACGAAAAGTTTGCAGGACTTCTTCGATACTGCATACAACATAATCATTGGTCTGTTTTTGAGCAGTCTTCAATGACATTAGAAATAGAAACTACGAGAGCAATTGCAGCACAGATACTAAGACATCGTTCTTTCACATTTCAAGAGTTTTCGCAAAGATACGCACAAAGTAATGAATTGGGAAAGATTCAATTACCAGAATTAAGAAGGCAAGATAAAAAGAATCGTCAAAATAGTATAGATGATTTAGATCCATTCATACAACAGAAACTAGAAGCACAAATGATTACTTTATTCAGCTCTGCTCAAGCATTATATAATCAGATGATTGAGGAAGGAGTTGCAAAAGAATGTGCTAGAATGGTTCTACCGTTGTGTACACCAACAAGAATATACATGACAGGTTCTTGTCGTTCTTGGATTCATTACATTGATTTAAGATCGGCACATGGAACACAGAAGGAACATATGGACATTGCTGAAGCATGTCGATCTGTCTTTATCGAGCAGTTTCCTATCGTATCACAAGCCCTTCAGTGGGTCTAAATAACTATATCAAGAATTAAATTATGGCGACCTATCCAGTAGTTCACAAAGAAACAGGAGAGACAAAAGAAGTCTCTATGAGTGTCCATGATTGGGATAAATGGAGAGAAGATAATCCCGATTGGACAAGAGATTATTCAGACCCATCAACGATGCCCGGTGTTGGAGAGGTAGGAGAGTGGAAAGATAAATTAAGAAAGAAAGCACCCGGCTGGAATGAAGTTTTAGCAAAGGCAGCAAGAAGTCATGGTAATAGTAAAGATCCTCGTCTAGTACAAAAACTATAATGCCTAGAAAAAAGAGAACCTCCGATCAACCGATTGGTGTTGGTTTGACAGCGAAGCAATTTAAAAGAAAGAAACCTGTTAATGCTGACTATCTAATTGATGTTGAACCACTGACAGATAATCAAAAGAAATTATTTGAATCCTATAAACACAAGCATATTGTTGCTTATGGTGCTGCAGGTACAGGTAAAACATTTATCACTTTATATAATGCATTAGTTGATGTGATGGATGAGACTTCACCTTACGAGAAAATCTATCTCGTCAGATCATTGGTCGCTTGTCGTGAGATAGGATTTCTTCCCGGAGACCATGAGGATAAAGCAGATATATATCAAATACCATACAAAAATATGGTAAAATATATGTTCCAGATGCCATCGGATGCAGACTTTGAAATGCTCTATGGTAATCTTAAGGCTCAGGAAACAATTAAGTTCTGGAGCACCTCATTTTTGAGGGGAACAACACTTGATAATTGTATTGTCATAGTCGATGAGTTTCAAAACTTGAATTTTCACGAATTAGATAGTATAATAACAAGAGTTGGTGAAAATAGTAAAATTTGTTTCTGTGGTGACGCATCTCAGACAGATTTACAAAAGACCAATGAAAAAAATGGAATCACTGATTTCATAAAGATAGTTCGTACAATGCCATCATTTGATATTATCGAATTTGGTATTGAAGACATAGTTCGATCAGGACTTGTCAAAGAATATCTTGTTGCAAAAATGCAGTTGGGTATGTAATGTTTAATCATGTAGAATTAGATCTTCCAAAACTTTCAAGAGAAACGATTGATGGAGTACGATATTACTCTGTACCTGATGAAGATGAATTACTTAAATTAGTATCAATCACATCAGTTACAAGTCATTTCAATCGAGAGATTTTTATTAACTGGCGAAAAAGAGTCGGTAATGAAAAGGCAGATCGTATTACAAAAGCTGCAACTACTCGCGGTACAGACTATCATACACTTACAGAACATTTTCTGAAGAATGATAATTTACCAGAGGTGAAACCTATCTCCGAGTTCTTATTTAAGATTTCTAAATCCACGCTTGGTAAGATAGATAACATTCACTCACTAGAGGGTTCACTCTATAGCAAACAACTTGGTATAGCAGGAACTGTTGACTGTATCGCAGAGTATAACGGAGAGTTGTCTATAATTGATTTTAAAACATCAGCAAAACCAAAACCCAGAGAATGGATCGAACATTACTTTGTCCAAGCAATGGCATATGGTTGTATGCTCTATGAACTGACGGGAATATCTATTAAAAAGTTAGTAATTATCATGTCATGTGAAAACGGAGAATGTGTTGTCTATGAAGAATACGACAAAGCAAAATACATCAAACTGCTCGGAGAATATATTAGTAAGTTTGTTCAAGATAAACTGGAGCTCTATGGAACCCAATAAAGAACTTGAGAAGGCCATTGAGAAAAAGTTTCTGACACCTCAGAAGTTTGCTATCGAAATTGAAAAGATAGTTGCAGAAGAACAATTCAATTATATTGATGCAATCTGCCACTATTGCGAAAGTAACAATCTTGAGATAGAATCAGTAACGAAACTCATTTCCAAATCACTCAAGGAAAGACTAAAGTGGGATGCAACTCGTCTCAACTTTATGAAAAAAACAACTCGTGCTAGACTACCTTTATAATGCAAGTATCTAAATCAGAATTAATTCATCATCGATTACAGGCTATGCTTCGAGAGCACTCATTTAGTGATCTTAAGTATATTGGTATAAAACCAGATAGTGTTGGTATTGATCAACACTGGTATATGATAGGTGAACATGAAGTCCCTGTTGATGCAATTACAGAATTAGAAAGTGAAGAAACTGACGATGAAAGTGACACCCTTTGAAACCTACCAGACATATCTTTCTATCAAAAATCATTTCTCCAGTCCAAGGTATGATTACTTTAAATATGGAGGAAGATCGAGAGCGAAGATTACTGCTTTTAACAAGAGGAAAGATAAGTATTGGTTTGAAAAAACATCAAGAAAATATCCCGATAATCAAATCGTTGATTTTCTTGTATCTAACTTTGTTACCGCAAATAATCCATCAAGTTTATGGATAGGTGAAATTATCAATTCTGGTGAAAGAACTTATTCTGAGTGGTCACGCAAACAACAAAGTTTGAGTTACATATTCAAAGAACAGATCACAAGACTGTTTGAGGAGTATGAACTTGATGATTTGTTTGATTGTTCAAATGGCCATCCACCAATACTGAAAGAGTATTTGGGTGAGCATATTGATTTGGAAACTGTTGTGATACTTGAAAAAGTATTTAAGTTTCGTAGTCGATTTGACAAAAAACTTGACGATCCAGTGTGGGAAACCGTCAGTATGAAGATAAGGAAGTATGACCCTTTCATAAATATAAATGTGTTACAATATAAGAAAGTCCTAAGAGAATTAGTAAATGGGTAAATTTTTTGAGTCAGAAATTGTTAAAGAACAATTAGAAGCAATCAGTAAACTCCAACAGGAGATTTACGGAAACACTATGTCTTTCCCTACTATGCCTCGTGCGGACAAATTGGAACATGTTGATAAATTGACTGAACTTCTTGAAAAGCAAGAAATTATGTATGCAAGATTATCATTATCTGACGATCCCGAAGCTATTGAATTATTATCTACTATGAAATCCTCATTTTACATGATGGGTTTTCCTGCAGATATGAGTATGAAAAATTTCTTTAATGAAGCCAAGAAGACAATAGAGACTCTCAGAGTGTCTATTGACAAATAACATGGTTCTGTTATACTATCTAAGTAATCTACCAAAATCTAAAATTATCCGAGGTAATCCAAATGTCTTTTGCTAATTTAAAAAAGCAATCTAAATTAGGTT